TCAATTAATTTAATATTAAATGACTGGCAAAATAGAGGTGTGTGTTTATGGACAACAAATACAACAACTGTAAGTATTGCTTCAAGTACAACTGCAGTAAGTTTAGGTAGTCATGTAAGTGACGTAATGCAAGTTGTAGTAAATAGAGATAATACAGATTTAGAGATGACACGTATCTCTTATGAAGAATGGTTAAAGATACCTAATAAAGGACAAACAGGTAGACCTTCACAATATGCAATTAAAAGATTTAGTGATAATGTTCAATTATATATGTGGGCATTATCAGATGTCAATACTGACAAATTAAAAATTGAAAAGATTGATTATATGCAGGACGTAAATAAATCTGCAATACAAAATGCAGACATGCCAAGAAGATTTTTACCTGCATTAACAACTGGTTTAGCTTATTATATGTCATTAAAAAGACCAGGTATATCTGAAGCAAGGGCAAGGTTTTTAAAAGCTGAGTACGAAGAAAGACTTAGTTTTGCTATGACTGAAGATAAAGAACGTGCATCACTTTACATTACACCTAAAATGGGTGTAATATAATGGCAGTAGGTAAAAGAGCAAAAGCAGTATGTGACGTATGTGGATTTGTATATCCTCATAATGTCATGAAAAAAAATAGTTATGGTTTATTAGTTTGCCCTACAGATTTTGATGGAGCTTTTGATGAAAAAAATCATCCACAAAATAGAGCACCTAATGTAAAAGATGATGAAACAATTAGAGACCCTAGACCAACTCAAAATGAATCATTTACAAGTTGGAATAATCAGGAAACTAATTGGGAAGCAACAACAAACTTTTGGAATATAGTGAGTAATACAGATGCCTGATTTAACTGGAACAAAGATTTCTAATACATATAAAAGACTTATGCAAGTTAAGTCTTCAGATAATGCAGGGATAACTTCATCTCTACAGACTATTCAGTCAGGTGACAATGTTGACTCACCTTTACAACTTTCAAATTCTACATTAAATGTTAATGGTACTTTTGCAATAGGTGGTGTAAATCTAACTGCAACTGTTTCATCTTTAAATGCAACTGCAGATATTTCAGGTGGTGAAGGTTATGTAGTTGTATCAGGAACTAATGTTTATAAAAGAAGTTTTTCTGCAGGTAATGGTATTAATATTACTAGTAATGATGGAGTGGCTAGTAATACAGGTATTGCTTTAACAAGTACAATAAGTAATGTACAAAGCTTTGGTGCTTCAGCAGTCTCAGCTACAACATTAGATGTATCAAAAACTATTACTTCTTCAATTGTAAGTGCAGTAGATATAAGAGGAACAACAGTAAGTGCAGTAACTTTAAAAGGAGCTAATGCAACAATTGTAAGTACAGTATCAGCAGGATTTTTCGTAGGTGATGGTTCAGGTTTAACAAATGTTCCTTCTGCTGAAGGTGGTACAGTAAATGCAGTGGTTGCAGGAACAGGTCTTAATGCAACTGTTAATGGTGTCACTTCAACAACTGTAAATGCAAGTGGTACTATAAATGTAGATGCTAATCAATCATTTGGTACAGTTTCAGTTTCAACAGGTTTAATTGTTCCACAAGGAGCAATAACTTTTTCAGTTCCAATAAGTGGAACTTCAGCAGTCTTTACAGGTGATGTATCAGCAGCTAATGTTTATGCAGGAACAAATGTATTCGTAGGTGGTACAGCAGTACCAACAGCAGCAAATGTAGCTGCAGTATCAGCATTAACTTCAGTTAATAAAGCTGATATAGCTACAAATGTGGCAGCAATAACTTCAGCAAATACAGTTATAGCTGCAGTATCTGCGTTAACATCTGTAAACAAAGCAGCTATTACATCTATAAATAGTATTATAGGTGATGGTGGTAATTATGCAACAAGTGCTGAACTTGCTACAGTATCTGCAGCATTAGCTACAAGTATAGGAAATAGTAATACAAATATAGCTGCAGTTTCAGTTTTAACTTCAGTTAATGCAGCAGCTATTACTTCAGCAAATACAGTAATAGGTGCAGTTTCTGTACTTACAAAAACAAACTTAGATGCTATTACTTCAATTAATACAGTCGTAGGAAATGTTTCATCAACTCTTGCAACTTCTATAGGAAATTCAAATACTGCTATAGCTGCAGTTTCAGTTTTAACTTCAGTAAATCTTGCAAGAATAGTTGCAACTTCAGCAGCATTAGCAACAAGTATTGGAACAAGATTACCATTAGCAGGTGGTACTATAACAGGTACAGTATCTGCACAATCAGTTTATGTAAGTGCATTAGGTGCAAATACTTCAGCAACTCTTGGTAAAAGAATTAGAGTAGATGGAGCTGCAATAGCTGATATAGTAAGTTTAACTGATGGTGCAAACATATCAGTAGATTTTAATTCAGGTCAAAACTTTGCAGTGCAATTAGCAGGTAATAGAACAATAGATAATCCTACAAATTGTGTTCCTGGACAAACAGGAAGTATATTTGTAATACAAGATGGAACTGGTAGTAGAACTTTATCATACGGAACTAATTATAAGTTTCCTGGAGGGACTGCTCCAACTTTATCAACAGGAGCAAGTGCATGTGACAGAATTGACTATATTACATTTACGTCAACAAATATTCATGCAGTTGCTACATTAAATGTGAGTACAGCTTAATGGTAGCAAGAATACCTAGAAAAAAAGGTCAACCTGCTAAGAGTAAAAAACACTCAGATTTATATACAGATGAAGACCCTAAAGGTACAATACGTGGTTTAAAGTTTGCAACAGTAGCAGATGCTCAAAGGTCAATAAGAAAAATAAAAAATTCTACTCGTAAACATAATCATAAAACACAAGCAGCAATTGCAATGGAACAAAGAGCAAAAGTTGCAGGTAAACATAAAGCAGCATTAGTTTATAGAAGATTTATTGAGCAACAAAAAAGAAAAACTAAAAATAGGAAGTCTTAATGGCAGTATTTCAAAATAATTTATTAGCAGGTGCAGGTGCACAAAGTAGTGATAGCACACACACAATAAACCAATCAATTAGGTTTAATGATGATGATTCACCAGCTTTAAATAAAACATATTCTGGTGCTGGTTCACAAACAACTTTTACATATAGTTGTTGGCTTAAAGTAGCAACTACTGATACTGGTAGTGGTTTTCCTTTGTTAAATGGAGGAACTGGTACATCTGATACTACTTGGTCTGGTGTATCTTATTATCAAGGTATGATATATTCACAAGGTTATAATACAAACTGGAGAATAACATCAAGAAAACTAAGAGACCCTGCAGCTTGGTATCATATAGTGTATGTTTGGGACACAACAAATACTATTCCTGATGAAAGAATAAGAATATATATTAATGGCACCAGAGAAACACAATTTTCTACTAAAAATAATCCAGGTGCAAGTGCAAATTCTGGAATAAATCAAGCAGCACAACATACCATAGGTTATCAATCAAGAACAGTTGGTTGGGGTTATGCAGATGCTTATTTAGCAGAAATGGTATTTATAGATGGACAAGCATTAGAACCATCTAGTTTTGCTGAAACTAATGAAAATGGAATATGGGTTCCTAAAGATGTAAGTGGTTTAACATTTGGAACAAATGGTTTTCATATTGATGGTAGAGATAGTTCTGATTTAGGAGATGATGAGTCAGGACGAGGTAATGATTATACAGCTACTGGACTTTCAGCACATGACCAAGTTAGTGACTCACCTACAAATAATTTCGCAGTTATAAATCCTCTTTATGTAGATTCTACTGGCATAAATTCTATAACTCTAGCAAATGGAAATTTACAAGCAACAGGAACAAGTGGTCAGTTTGACCATAAAGCTACAACAGTTAATTTACCAAGTTCAGGTAAGTGGTATTTTGAATATTATCTTGGTGGTTTATATACAGGTTTTGGAGCATGTATAGTTGGTCAGGAGGGAAGTATAAGTAGTGGTTATGGTTTTGGAAACTTATCTACATCACAAGGATTTGGTTTTCAGAATGATAGTATATACAATGGTAGTGCTGTTACAACAGCTTTTGGATTAGGAAATAGAAGTGCTGGTGATATTTTAAATGTTGCAGTTGATGTAGATAATGATAAATTTTATTTAGGTATTAATAATACATATGTTGCTGCTGATGGAGGTTCTGATGGTAACCCCTCATCAGGAACTAATCCAACAGTAACGACTTCATTTAGTTTATCCACAAATGATATAATTCTTGGTTTTTATTTAAGTTCTAGTTCAGGTTCAGTTTATCTTAATTTTGGGCAAGAAGGTACATTTGCTGGAAATAAAACTGCTGGTGGAAACAGTGATGCAAATGGAATAGGTAATTTTTTATATAGTGTGCCAACAGGATTTAAAGCCTTGTGTACAAAGAATTTAGGGAGTTAATATGGCAACACCAACAATACCAAATGGAGACGAATATTTCTTTCCAATATCTTACGAAGGTAATGGAACTGGACAGAAAATAGGTAAGTTCGTTCCTTTTACTGATAGTG